ATTACAAACATATTATGCAGATAACAACGCATTATTAGCCAAAAGACTACATGAAGCAAACCAGGAAATTAATTTTTTACACGAGTGGTTAACAACCAGGAACATAAATTACCTGATGTTTTGGGGGTGCGGTATAGGAAATCAGTTTCATAAAATTGTAGACCGTTCTATCTCTACACATAATCGTTTAATACCCATGCAGAAATTTACTTGTTTTAGCAAGGCAATTGAGTGGTCGGTTAAGCCAGACGGCTATCATCCGGATCAGACGGGACATAAAAAAATAGCAGACTATTTGTTTTCTGAATTAATGGATAGATCACAAGCAGTCAGCATGCTTAAAAAAATAAACTAAATACTTTTATGGCACGTGGAACAGCAGATACCAGTCTTGTTAAAAAGGCATACGCAGCAGTAGATTATACTCCAGAACAAATGTTGGAGTTTAAACGCTCTGCTGATCGTAAGACAGGCCCACTATTTTTTATGACAAACTTCATGCAAATACAACATCCAACGTTGGGTAGTATTCCTTTCAAGCCATTTGATTATCAGCAAGACTTAATTTACAACTATAATCACTACCGCAGAAGTATTAATATGTGTGGCAGACAGATGGGTAAAACAACTGTAGCCGCAGGTTACTTGCTGTGGTATGCAATGTTTGTACCAGATAGTACTATATTAATTGCTGCACACAAAGCAAGTGGTTCAAACGAAATTATGCAACGTGTTAGGTATGCATACGAAAATGTTCCTGATCATATACGTGCAGGTGCAGTAGAATACAATAAAGGTAGTATCACATTCGATAATGGTTCACGTATTGTAAGTACAACCACAACAGAAACAACTGGACGTGGTATGTCCTTGTCTTTAGTATACTTAGACGAGTTTGCGTTTGTGCGTAATACTATTGCCCGTGAATTTTGGACTTCGTTGTCACCCACATTAGCAACAGGCGGTAAGTGTATAGTGACCAGCACTCCTAACAGTGATGATGATACTTTTGCTACAATTTGGCGTGGTGCCAATAATGTGTTTGACGAGTTTGGTAATGAAAACGAGCAAGGTATAGGTGCGAATGGTTTTAAACCTTATCTGGCTACGTGGGATCAACATCCTGACAGAGATGATGCTTGGGCAAATGAGGAACGAGCTAGCATTGGTGATGAAAGATTCATGCGTGAACACGATTGCGAGTTTGTTATATATGAAGAAACATTGATAGATAGTTTATATTTGACCACAATGGAAGGTATCGATCCTTTAAGCACTATGGGACAAGTAAGATGGTATAAACGGCCTAATCCTGAATTTAAGTACATAGTTTCGCTAGATCCAAGTAGTGGTACTGGAGGCGATCCAGCGGCAATACAAGTAATAGAATTACCCACATTCGAGCAAGTAGCAGAGTGGCAACACAATAAGACTCCTGTAGAAGGACAAATTAAAACCATGATGGATATCATGCAATACATACGTGAACTAGGAGCAAACCAAATATATTGGAGTGTAGAAAATAACACTATAGGTGAAGCTGCTCTTGTTGTTATAAGAGATACAGGGGAAGAAAATTTTCCAGGCGAAATGTTAAATGAGCCTAAAAAAGTATCAGGTAAACGTGCACGTAAAGGATTTTACACAGGGCATAAAACCAAAGTAGAGGCATGCCTACAACTCAAAAGATTTGTTGAAAACGAAAAAATTAAAATTAAAAGTAAGCCATTAATTAAAGAATTGAAAAATTTTGTGGCCAGGGGCAACAGTTTCGCAGCTAAACCTGGAGAGCATGACGATCTTGTAATGAGCATGCTCTTAGCAATCAGAATGGTGGATTACGTTAGTACTTTTGAGGATGATGTATATGAAGTTATAAACAGCAATCTAGCAGGCGGAGACTTCGGCGAGTATGGCGAAGACGAGTGGGATGGTCCTATGCCTGTAGATATGTTATAAACAGATAAATAATAGCATTAGGAGAGCTTTTTATGGCAATTAACTATCCAGGAATTTCAGAAAGAGTGTTTAATCTTCTCAAAGGTTATGGGCATGAAGTTACATCATACAACACTGAGGGCAAACTAGAAATAGACCCACAAAAAAGTGTACGTTTTGCTGTTTCTGAACCTAACATTTTGATTAGAGTAGATCAAAATACTGAAAGTTTGATGTTATCAACAGGTATGGAAGATGATGATGAATTGTTGCGTAAGCAGTTGAAAGAAATTGCTGATGATTTTTTGTTAGATTTTGATTATAGGAAATTTAATAGAAAACTTGCTGCAAAAAGCGAACAAATCGATGTAGATAAAAAATCGGAGATAGATATGGCTGATGTAATGGAAGGTTTCGGTACAATGACAGGTACTGCAAAAACCAGTTACCAACCATTGGATAATGTTAAAATTGTTGTTAAGCACAAGGCCGCAGTCAATGAAGAAACTCGCGGTGCTCGTAGCAGAAATATCCACAGTATTTTAATACAACGTGGCGATGAAAGATTTAAGATGAATGAGAATAGTCTTAAAGCTGCCCGTGCAATGGCAAGACATTTGCAAATGGGCGGTGAAGTTTTTGATAACGTTGGTGTTGCTATTGCAGAAATGGCAGAAGAGCAACGCAAATTAAAAGAGTTTGTTGGCTATGTACGCAAAGCAAACCTTATAAACGAAGAAAATGGCAAGTATGTAGATCTTGCAGTAGAAAATATTAATCAAATTAAGTCGACACTGGATAAATTATGCGGTGTCAAATCTTATGCAACAGCAGTTGAGTCTGTGTTGGATAGGCAAAACGTAGAGGTGTTAGAGGATGATGTAGACCTAGAAGGTCAATTCATACAAACGCATTTTGATGACAAAGTTGCAAATGCAATGGATAGTATCAAGAAAGGGTTATACAGACAGCAAGCATTCAGAGAAAGTATTGAACGAGCTATCGCTAAAGAAGACTTTAGTAATTTAAAAAATATGCTTAGTGAAAATGACGGCTTAGATTTTTCAACTCCACATGCCAGACTTAGTCACCAGGTGGCACAACTTGGCAATGCTGCTGAAAATAACATGTTGCGTAACCATTTACAAGGAATCAGTAAAAAGTTATCAGTGGGACAAAGTTTAGATCACTTTGATTATAACACTGTAAAAAGTTGTCTTATGAGTGTTAACCAGCCTAAAGTAAAGGCTGAAATGGCAGAAAGTTTTGAAGAAAACTATTCCAAGTTCATTGACAGTTTCGTAATTCTATAAAAACTAAAAATTAGAGATAGAGTAGAATCAATCTAAAGGTCCACTTTTGTGGACCTTTTTTTATTAATCTGATAAATAAAATTGTTAACAAACAAAAAATGGCCTAAAAACTATTGACAGTTTGTTATCTAGGCACTATAATAGTATTTGCATGTTGCGAATACGAACATGGCATTTTTAATAATTTTGGCTAACATGGCAATTTAAGGAGACTAACATGGCTAATTCATTAGAAGCAATCCGTCAGAAATTGGCGGCTATGGAAAACAAAGGTGACAACAAGTCATCTGCACCTCAACAGGACAACGCAATTTATCCGTTCTGGAATATTGAAGAGGGACAAACCTCAACAATGCGTTTCCTCCCTGATAACGACCCTGACAACACTTTCTTTTGGGTAGAGCGTCAAATGATTCGTTTGACTTTCCCTGGTGTTAAGGGTGGTGAAAATAAACCTGTTACTGTACAAGTACCTTGTGGTGAAATGTACGGTGATACATGTCCTATTTTGACTGAAGTACGTCCTTGGTTCAAAGACGCTTCACTAGAAGATATGGGACGTAAGTATTGGAAGAAGCGTTCTTATATCTTCCAGGGCTTTGTAACTGACAATCCCCTAAACGAAGAAGCACCTGAAAATCCAATCAGACGTTTTGTTATTGGTCCTCAGATCTTTAACATCATTAAAGCGGCTCTCATGGATCCTGAGATGGAGAACCTTCCTACAGATTATGTTAACGGTACAGATTTCCGTTTAACAAAGTCTAGCAAAGGACAATATGCAGACTATTCTACCAGTAACTGGGCACGTCGTGAACGTGCACTTAGTGAAGAAGAATTGGCTGCTGTTGATCAGTATGGTCTATTCAACTTGAATGACTTCCTACCAGCACAACCTACTGCTGAACATTATCAAGCAATTAGCGAAATGTTTGCGGCTAGTGTTGATGGCGAGCTTTATGATCCTGAAAAATGGGGTAACTTTTACAAGCCATATGGCGTAGAAGTTCCTGCATCAGCATCTCCAGCACCTGGTCAGACAGGTTTACAGAAAACTGTAGCACCTGCACAGGAGGCGGCACCTGCTCCAGCACCAGTTGCTGAAACAGCACCTGCTCCAGCACCAGTGGTTGAAGAAGCACCTGCTCCAGCACCAGCGGCACCTGCACCAAGTGCAGACGCTGGCAAAAAATCAGCAGATGATATTCTTGCAATGATCAAGCAACGAGCTAATCAGTAAGGAGTAAACAATGCAGAAACCATTTGATTTGACTAAGTTTCGTACTGGTCTCACTAAGAGTATTAGTGGGATCAGTGCAGGCTTCCACGATCCAAGAGATTGGATCAGCACAGGCAACAAAACATTAAACTATTTAATTAGTGGAGACTTTGAAAAAGGTATTCCACTAGGAAAAGTTAGTGTTTTTGCCGGTGAGTCCGGTTCAGGTAAAAGTTTTATCTGCTCTGGTAATATTGTTAGAAACGCACAGCAATCAGGCTGTCAGGTAGTATTATTTGACTCAGAGAATGCTCTAGATGAGGATTGGTTGAAAGCACTAGATGTTGATACTAGTCCTGAAAAACTTTTGCGTATATCAGTTTCCATGATTGATGATGTCGCAAAAGCACTTTCAGAGTTTATCAAAGACTACAAAGCAAATTACGGTGATTTAGAGTATTCAGAAATGCCTAAATTATTGTTTGTTATTGACAGTTTAGGTATGTTGCTAACACCCACTGACGTTGATCAGTTTCAAAAGGGTGATATGAAAGGTGATTTAGGACGTAAGCCTAAAGCACTTACAGCATTAGTGCGTAATACAGTTAACCAGATTGCACCGTTCCCAATTGGTTTAGTTGCAACTAACCACACATACGCATCACAAGACATGTTTGATCCTGATGACAAGATCTCAGGCGGACAAGGTTTTATCTATGCATCAAGTATTGTGGTAGCAATGCGTAAACTTAAACTAAAGGAAGATGCAGACGGTAATAAAGTATCAGACGTTATGGGTATCAGAGCCGCATGTAAGGTTATGAAATCCAGATATAGCAAACCGTTTGAAGGTGTACAGGTAAAGATTCCATACGAAACAGGTATGGATCCATACAGTGGATGTTTGGACTTGTTTGAGTCTAAGGGTATCCTACAAAAAACCGGTAACAAACTGGAATATGTATCTCCTGTATCGGGAGAAGTTATTAAAGAGTTCAGAAAAGGCTGGACTTCAGATAAACTTCAACTAATTATAGATGAATGGAGCCACAACAGTGTTGATAATAACATTGATGTTGGTGACATTGATGCGGAAGAATTAGAAACCGATATCGAGGAATAACTTATGAGTGCCTTCGGGCACTCAATTTATTCTACTGACTTACACAGGAGTAAATATGAGTCCAGAAATTGCACTTTTAAATGAAGTTTGGGAAAAAGTAAAAGACTATATTCCTAAAAAAGAGCGAGTTGTTACTGCTGAAGCAGTGTTACAAACTTTTGAAGATCATGTAGATATGGCAGAAATTGAATTATACAAAAATGAATTTGACAGTTCAATGAAAGCTGCTATATTATCAAATTTAGACCTTGAAGATGAAGATGAATTCGAGGAAGATTGGGATTAAACCATGAGCACCTGGTATAACAAAATAGTTGATGATTTATCAGTTATTATTGACTGTATAGACTACTTTGAAAATGAACTAGAAGAAGCAAGATACGAATGTGGTATCAGAGGTAGTTTAGAAAAAGCATCAGCAAAGTTACCAGGTATAACTGAAATGCGATTCAATCAATTACAGGAGATTGAAGCAATTTTAGAACATCTGAACATAGAGCTTCGCAGAGAACGCAGTAAAACATTCCGTAAGTATCTCGAAGCCTATAACAGACAATTATCAAGCCGTGATGCAGAGAAGTTTGTTGATGGTGAAGATAGTGTAATCACACTAACACAATTAACCAATCAGTTCAGTTTATTGCGTAACAAGTTTTTAGGCATCATGAAAGGATTGGACACCAAACAGTGGCAAATTGGTCATATCACAAGACTTCGCACAGCAGGTATGGAAGACATTGTGATTGATTAATGTATACGTCAGACCCTCATTTAGAAAAAATAGTAGAAGAACAATTTCCAGAATACGCTGGTATTGACGATAAATTAGTCTTAACACTTAATACAGATTTGTCTAAAAAAGTACGATATGCTCTTTCACGTCGATCAAGTAAGATAGTTTTTTATATTCCCGAAACACTAAAAGTATCTTATTACCAGACAATCCATGAAAATATACCTCTAGGTGTAGATACTGATCGCGTCAGCCTAATTTGCGGATCT